ATATAATGACTAAAAAGAAAACTTATGACGGCCATTACTTTGATGGTAAAGATGGTTATGATATATTCAAAGATGAGAATGGTAAATCATCAATGAAAAAAATTAAAGAAAAAAAATCTAAGAAGAAAGGCAAAAAATGATTTGGTTTTTTCTAGGCCTGATTGTAGGAATATGGGCTGGTTGGAAATATGAACACGTGGTAAATGACGTTATTGAATCATATTTTAAATAGCTATATAAATCAGTAACTTAAAGTCATTGTTTTTAAATACTTATTTCTTTGACTTGAGGGTTGACTTTGACACAAAAAAGTATTATATTATATATACAAACAACAAACTAAAATATACATTATGATAACATATGATAAAGACACTCTTTTTAGAGAGTTTAAAGACGCAAAACAAAAAGACATTAACCTTTCAACAAAGAAAAAACTAGAAGATAAAGAAGTTGATATATACGTAAATCGTATTCAATTCTTTAAAGACCACATTAAAAACAAAACACTTAATCCTAAAGTCTATGATTTATTAGACATTAATTTCCACGAACTATTACTTGCCTACGAAAGTGATAATCCAAGAGATTATTTTTATATGTCAGTATTTGGTAAAACTTATCAACAAAAAATGTGGGAAGAAGAAGCAGAACTTGAAAGTGAAAAACTTGCGAATATTTAGTTTACTCTTAGTACTTTTGTTTGTTAATCAGTGTGCGAACAATCGTTCTCACACTGGTGCCTTTTTAGGTGCAACAACAGCAACTGCTGCGTGTTTACAAGTCACAGATAATCCTATTGTTGCGGCCGCTTGTGCTGTATCAGGTGCATTTGTAGGTGCAGATCTTATGTACAATTCAGATTATGATGTACACAATGCTGTATTTGTTGACCATTTAAATAGAGGATCATCTTCATCTTATACAAACTGGTATAATGAAAAAACACAAAATTCAGGTAACATTAAAACATATAGTACGTATATGGAAGGCCCTTTTAAATGTAAAGACTATGATGCAACAATAGATATAACAAGTCAATGGCCATTAATCGGTATTGGTGGTATAAACAGAAAAGTAGTATTTGGAACTGTTTGCCAACAACCTGACGGCAGATGGGTAGAGAAAAATTAATTATGGACGAACAAATTAAATTATTAAAAGCACGAGAAAAGGTTATAATACAAGAATTAGAATTTAGTCCTCTTAGAAGTTTAGAACAAGAACTCTATGAACTAAGAGATACTTTAGAAAAACTTGAAAATAAAGAACCTAAAATATACAATGAGTATATTACAGAAAATAAAAAAATTGTTATTTAATGCCAGCAAAAGATAAAGAAGATTTTAAAATAGGTCACAATGAAGAAACATTTGAATACTTTACAAAATTAGCTAAAGAACATAAAGCACGGATATTTAAACAAAACGAAGAACTTAAAAATGTAGATATGAATAAAATAGATATAACAGATTTACACAAAATTATTAAAAAAAATGAGTAAATACTTAATTAAATTACCAGAATTTTTAAAACCATTCTTTATAGAACTTAAAGATACAACTATCTTTATACTTACGGATATTTTTAATGGTATTAAATTGATATTACCTAAAAAACAATTGATATATTCTTGGACATTCAAAAGAACAATACCTAATTTTAAAAGATATTTTTTAGTAATACTTCTTATATACTTTTTATTGGCTATATTCATATCAAGAGCCACGGCAGGTGAAAAGTTTATAATGCCTAAAGTTGAAATGACAGAAGAAGAAAAAAGACACGATAATGCTTTATATAAAAAAGTTGTAAAAGATATTGACGATTTAAATAATAAACAATCATACGAATTAAGTAGAACTATTACACCTAAAGAGAGTGCTAATCAAAATTGTTATGTATCAGTAAAGATTACACAAGAAGGAAATAGCGTTGTTAAAAAAGAAATTTTGGAGTGTGCTGACGGGAGAAAAGGCTTAATAACACCAGGTTATTGGGAAATGTTTGCACAATTCTATTATAGAGACGTATCGGCACCAGAATATTGCCGATATTATAGTAGACCAGATCACGCCTTTAAATCGTTCGGAAAGACGTGCCTAAACAAGGACGGTGAATGGAGAGTACAATAATGTTTAAGAACATTATAATAATTACACTCTTATATATGTTAACATTTAACGTATCTTTTAAAGAGGTTTTTCAGTCAATTAGAAAAGGACTTGACAAAGCTGAAGAAATAGTATATGATGTTAATAGGAGTGTGAAATAAATGATGATAAGACTAATGATAATCACAATACTTGGCATGTTGCTAGGTGCTTGTGCTAATACTGGGTTAAACCAGAACTATGAAATTAAGGCAGAAAAAGAAAACACTTTAAGTGTTATTCCTGCCTGGTACTTAAATCAAATAAAACAAAAAGAAGTTTGTAATTTAAATTCAGTTGAATCTAAAGGTACAGATAAACAATGTTTATTTGGTACAGGTACCGCTGTATCGCCTGACTTAAATCTTGCAATTGAAAAAGCAAAAATGTTAGCAAAAGCGGACATCGCTGATGTTATTAAAGGCGAAATGAACAAACAATCTAAACAGTTTATAACTGAATTAGGTAAAACTGAACAAAAAACTATAGTATCACAAGTAGAATCTACCTTAGTTAACGTAATACAAAATACACCTGTTAGAGGGTATGAAGTATTTGCAACTGAAGTAACTACTACAAATCAAGGTTACTATAGAGCGTGGGTTGGTTTAAAACTTCCTCTAGGTGAATATAATAAAATGTATCACTATAATATTGAAGAAGTAGCGAACTCTTATAAACTAAAAGAAAAAGCTGATCAAGCTTTCAAAGAAACAGTAAAAGATAAAACTGTACAGTAATATGAGTGATATATCTCAAATTATAATATACAGTAAGGACAACTGTGGATATTGTGTAAAGGCCAAATCGTTATTAAATAACCTTGGCCTTACATACACAGAAAAAAAATTAGAGAATTTTTTAACAACAGAAGCATTGATTGAAGATATCGGTAAAAATGTTAGATCAATGCCACAAATAAAAATAAATGGTGAGTTAATAGGTGGTTATAATCAATTAATTGAATATTTAATGGACAAACAATTAGTTAATTTTAAAGGTGAACTTATTTAATATAATGATTGATGATAACATTATTTTATTTCCAACAGATAGAATTATTAATAAAGAAACAGCAAAACAAAATCCTGAAGCAACTGAACAGGTAAGAGTAGATAGAACAAAAGAATTTGTAGAAGGAAATGTAGATGAAATAGCTATGAATATACTACGACAATTCGTAGAAATGGCTATGATAACAGAAAAACCAGAATTTACAAAAGACTTTGGATTATTAGTAGATATGTTAAGAGGTATGATATATAGAGATTTTGACGTGACACACCCAGCACAAAGACTTGCTGATAAAATTGTAGATGTAAAAATGTCAAGATTTGGTCCACAAGTTGTAATAGATTATAATAAAGTGTTACCAGAAGAAAATCACAAACCACACAAACCATTGAACAAAGATGTAAAAGATGAGATTAAAAAAACAAATGATGGTTGGACAGACTTTGAAGCAGATTTTGATTTACCTGAAGATACAGATGACAAGTAGATCACACGAAATTCCTCAAGGAATCGCCTTCGCAGGTTGTAAAATAGCCAACACAAGGAGAAAAACATAATGTTAAAAACATTAAAAAGAGCTCTTGCAGGTGGCAAGACTTCAAAAACACAAAGAGTATTAGAGTTACTAGAAACTGGTAAAACAGTAACTTGGAAAACTTTAAGAACTAAATTTGACCTAACATCGCCAAGAGCTATGATAGACAAATTAAGAGCAGCTGGTAATATGATTTATATTAACAAAACTGCTGAAGGTACTTCTTATAGACTTGGTACACCATCAAAAGCGATAATCGCTGCGGGTATCAAAAAACTATATGGTACACAATACGCTTACAAAAATGCGTAATTAGTTGTTAGTTATAGAGGCGAGAAATATATAATGCTCGCCTCTATTCATCTTATGATAGATAAACTTCTTATAAATTCACTTGATATTGAAAGCAAAGATAAAAACGTTGCAGTTTTATTATCTGGTGGAGTAGATAGTTTATCTGTTGCATTTGCTGCAAATAGATTAAACAAAAATATAACAGCATATACATTTCACTTAAAAAATCAATTGAGTTATGATGCAGAAAAAGCAATTGAAGTATCTTCTATATTCAATTGGCCTATAAAAGTTATAGAAATTCCTACAGACAATTTAGAAAAAGATTTTTCAACGTTGACAAATGAAATTAAATGTATAAAGAAAACTCATTATGAGTGTTGCTTTCCTTTTTTATACATATATCCACAAATAAAAGAAAGAGAAGTTTTGAGTGGTTGGGCCGCAGATGGTTATTATGGTATAAGTAAAAAAGCAATATTACATTATACTAAAGGTAAACCTAAATCAAAATTTGATGAATTTAGAGATATATATTTCTCAGATAACAATAGAGCTGGTTATATATGGCATAAAAGAATTGCCGACAAGTATAATAAACAATTTATAACACCCTATTTAAACAATAGTATTAAAGAATTTTTTTATAACAAAGACTGGTATGATCTAAATGCACCATTTCAAAAACATCACGTTGTAACAGCGTTTGATGAATTTAAAAAATTTACATTCAAAAAACATATTAACTTACAATTAGGCTCAGGTGTAGATAAATTATTTGAATCATTGTTATCAAATAGAAAAATTAATTTTAAAAATAGAAAAAGAATTATGGATATTTGTAGAGATTGGTCTCAAATGTCAACCTCAACAGGAACATTACCTATATGATATTAGTCGATTTAAACCAAGTTTTAATTTCTAATTTAATGGCTCAAACAGCAGGTAAACCTGAAAATATACCTGACAAAAATATGGTAAGACATATGGTTATTAATTCATTAAGAGGTATAAATTTAAAATTCAAAGAACAATATGGAACAATGATATTGTGTGCAGACGCAGGTGAAGTTTGGCGTAGAGACGTATTTCCAAATTATAAACATTCCAGAAGAAAAGGTAGAGAAGCATCTACTACTGATTGGGTTAATATTTTTTTAGTATTATCAGAAATACGAAAAGAAATTGCTGAAAACTTTCCTTATGTTGTATTACATATTGAAAAGGTTGAAGCAGATGACATTATAGGTACAATAGTATTAAATAATACAAATACACCTATTATGATTGTCAGTGGTGATAAAGACTTTATACAATTGCAAACAAATCCAAACGTAAAACAATACGCCCCTATACAAAAAACTTTTGTAGGAGAAGGCATAGATCCTAAAAGATTTTTACACGAACAGATTATAAAAGGAGACCGTTCAGACGGCATACCTAATATATTAAGTCCAGATGATGTTTTTTTAACAGGTGAGAAACAAAGACCTATTAATAAGAAACGACTTGAAGAATGGTCTAGTGTTGATAACATACCACTAGGAAGTGAAACAAGTAAATACTTTGAGAGAAATAAGACATTAATAGACCTTTCTAACACGCCTAAAGCGTTACAAGAAACTATTATAAATACATATAGAGAGTATAAGATACCTAACAGGTCCAAACTGTTACCTTATTTTATACAACACAAACTAAAAGCATTGATGACAAACATTGGTGATTTTTAATATTCGAATATTGGAGTAATTATGGAACAAGAAAGACCTAGGCACTCAAGCCTAATGAGTAAAAAAGGAATAGAGTCAGTAGCTCGTACGGCCACTAACGCTAGACCTTTAGCACACGAAATATTTACACAAGTAAATAACGCAAAAGACAAACCTAAAAAAATTGAAGTTTTACAAAAACACGACAGTCAAGCATTAAGACAGTTATGTAAAGCTGCTTTTGACCCTAAAATTGTTTGGGATATACCAGAGGGAAATCCACCATTTATACAAAATGATGTACCTGAAGGAACAGACCACACATCTTTACTAGATGAAGCAAGAAAGTTATATCTTTTTATCAAAGGTGGTAGTAACATACCTAAAGCTAAAAAAGAAATGCTTTTTATACAAATGCTAGAAGCATTACATAAAAACGATGCTCAAGTATTAATTGATATAAAAGACAAAAAATTAAATCTTACATTTAAAGGACTTACAGAAAATTGTGTAAAAGAAGCCTTTAATTGGAATGATAATTTTATAAGAAACTAAGGTTTTAAGGGTTTTCCTAAAAACCCTTTAAAAACAATGACTTCAAGTCATTGATTCTACACACTTATTTTTTCAATCTACCCATTGACTTCACACTTGTAAAGTGTTATATTATATGTATAAACAACAAACAATAAATATATGAAGAAGTTTTTAATTTATATCACTATACTAAGTTTACTAGTGTATGGCCTTTTAACCCTTTTTATGAAGTCGGTTAAGGCTAGTGAATATAATACGGCTGTTATAGGCCACGTGATAACACAAAAGGTATCAAGTCAACCAGTTGATGCTTCTAAATTGATGGAACAAGAACTGGCACGAATTGCTCATTTGTTCGCACTTGATAGTATTAATATATTGCAGAAGTACTTACCCGCTTTATTAGATAAAGCGGCAGCAGAACTAAGACTTGAAGCAGATAAATCATATAAATGTAACTTACTAAAGGATACAAAAATACAAGACGATTGTAAATAATGTATGATAAAGGTAGCAAAAAAGAAAGTTTTAACAGTTAAGAAAAAACTTATGCCATTGCTATCTCTAAAAGAAAAATATTCAACCACATATAAAGATATTAAAAAGTTTTTCAAAATTCTCAATGAAGGATTATTCGATAACAAATTAATACCATTTAACGATATAGAAATTAAAGAACTTAAATATCAAAGATGTATGGGACAAGTAATTCAACTTGATTCTAAAAGAAAAGGCACTAGAGTACATAAATTAGAAATGGATACAAAATACAACACTAAAAAAGATTTCCTGGACACATTAGCCCACGAAATGGTACATCTTTATCAGTTTACACAGTTAAACGATAATGCTGCCCACAACAAACTATTCTATAGTTTTTCCTCAAAACTAAAGGTTGTTGGTTTAAAATTATAAAAAAACACAGAAAGTATATAATGAGAGAAGTGAGAACTAAAAAATTTAAAGATCCGTATTTAAAATCATTAATATTAGACGCAGTAAAGAAGGTAGAAGAATTTGCTTGGTTTAATAATAAAGGTGAAAAAACTATTTACTATGAAGGCAACTTTCAGGAAGATGTATTAAATAATTTTTCAGTAAGTCAATCAGAAAAAATCTTTAAAACTATGGAAAGATATTTAAACGACAATCGGTTATTGTTTTTACAAAAAAAAGTTAAAGTAATTTCTAAAGAAATAGAACTTACGGAACTACAATCACCTAAAAACTATTACGAATATATAGTGAGTAAAAGATAATGAAACATAGACCTTTAAAGTGGTATTTAAAATATCATTGGCCACGTAAGATACGATTTCACACTAGACAGATAATGGCAATTGCCGGTATATGTTTGATAGGTTTTGGTATCGGTACATTTTATCCTAATTATATATCTAAAATAAACATAGAAGAAAAAGCTGCTGATAAAACTATTTTATGGGCAAAAGAAATTGGATTTGCAGAACCAAGGATTACTGTAGGTTCAGATGAAGAATTTATAAAAACAATGCAAAAGTGTATCGCCTATCTTAATTTAGAATTACATAAGAACGAGAGAATACCAGATGACCTTATTATTGCTCAGGCCATAATTGAGAGTAATGCAGGTCTAAGTAGATTTGCTCGTGAAGGAAATAATTTGTTTGGTATACGAGTATGGAATAAAGACGCAGGTATGTTACCACACGGTTATACTGATACATTATCTTGGCGTGTTAAATCATAT